GCCTGAACTGTCGAAGATGGGGTCGACCGGCAGGACGCCGCCAGCACAGCCCTGGCAAGCCGACTGCGTGCGGTCGAAACGGCGGCCACACAGAACGGCGTGCGGTTCGAGTTGATTCTAGACACGCTGACCGAGATCAAGCAGCGGCTTGAGCGGATCGAGCAGGGAGGGCGCCGATGAAGACGGTCGAACAGCTCGCCCGCGAGATTGTCGCCCGCGAAGGCGGCTTCGTGAACGATCCCGACGATCCCGGCGGGGCCACGAAATACGGGGTCACCATCGGCACGATGAAGCGTCTCGGCATGGACCTCGACGGCGACGGCGATGTCGACACCGCCGATGTGCAGGCGCTGCGTATCGAAGACGCCACTCGCATCTTTCTCCGCAACTACTTCGCTGGGCCGCGGATCGACCTGCTGCCCGAACCGCTGCAGCCTTCGGTCTTTGACATGCAGGTCAATGCCGGTGCCAACGCGGTTCGAATCCTCCAAAGCCTTCTGCGCGAATTCCAGCGTACGGTCGCGATCGACGGGGTAATCGGCCCCCAGACCGCGCGCGAGACGGCAGCGGCGCTTGCGACCGCCGGGCGCTATCTGGTCGATGCCTACGGGATCGCCCGACGGAACTATTACTACGCTCTGGCCGACCGGCGACCGGCAAGCCGGAAATATGCCCGCCGCCGGGATGGCGGGAAGGGCGGCTGGATCGTGCGGGCCGAGGAATTCATCTCGCCCCGGTATCACCTGACTGAAGCAGAACATCGCGCGAGGGTTGCGGCATGGGACTGATCCAGAGCATGTGGGGCGTGCTGTTCGGCGACGGGCGCAACGTGGTCAAGGATACGATCGAGGTCCTGCGCCCAAACGCCGAGGCCTCGGCGCAGCGCGGCGATGCGCTCGACGCAAAGACGCTCGAACAGCTGGCCGCCGAGTTCCAGCGCCCCTCGCGCGGCATGTTCGATGCCTTCGTCGACGGGCTCAACAGGCTGCCACGGCCGATGTTCGTTCTGGGCATCTTCCTGCTTCTGGTCTGGACCGCCGTCGATCCGATTACGATGGCCAACGTGTTCACGACATGGTCGCTGATCCCCGAGCCTGTCTGGGTCATCGTCGGCGTGATCGTCTCGGCCTATTTCGGCGGGCGCCATCAGGTCAAGCAACTGGACTTCGCGAAGGCGCTGGCCGAGACCGCGGCCCGCACACCGCAAGTGATTGCGCGGCTCGGCCAGCTAGAGGCGCTGCGCCACGACACGCCGGGCATTGCCGAGGCCGACCCGGCCGAGCTCGAGATCGACGCCGAGAACCGCGCGCTGGCGGAATGGCGATCCGCGTCAGGGAAAATGGGTCCTTCCGCCGGGGCGCCGGTGGGCGGGTAGGCGGCACCGCAGAAAGATATTTGTGCGAGGGCGCGCGGAATGGGGTTTATTATTATATTCTTGTGCGCAGGTGAGCGGTGAGCAAAAAGGCCGCTCGCGGACAGATCCTGAATAGGACGCAGCTGAGCGACGTGTTCGGCGTCTCGATGCCAACGATCGACGACTGGGTGCGGAAGGGATGCCCGGTGGTCAGCCGCGGCGGGCGCGGTCGCGAGTGGCAGTTCAACTCGGCCGAGGTGCGCGGCTGGCGCGATGACGATATCCGGACGGAGCGGGACGGCACCCGGAACGCGACTGTCGAGGAACTGAAGCGCCGCAAGCTCGAGGCCGAGACCGAGACGGCGGAACTGGATCTGGCGAAGGCCAAGCATCTGGTCGTCCCGGTCGAGCAGTACGAGCGCGCCCTTTCAAAAGCGTTCGGAGAGGTGCGGGCGGGGGTGCGAAACGTGGTGCCAGGCCGGGCGGCGCGGCGGCTTCTGGGGGAGGCCGACGAAACCAGAATCAAGGCCGTGCTGCTGGAAGAGATCGACCAGGCGTTGGAAGTGCTGGCCGATGCCGACCTGATCAATGAAGAGGACCTCGAGCTCGATGGCGGCGAGGACGACGATGCGTGAGGGCGGCGGCGGATTTCGGTAACGCGGCAGGGCTTGTCGCGGCGACGCGGCGGGCCCGGGCGTTTCTGCGGCCGCCCCCGAATCTGAGGCCCAGCGAATGGGCCGAGCGCAATATCCGGATCCCGATCGGCAATGCGGTGCCGGGACCGATCCGGTTCGACAACGCCCCCTATCAGCGCGAGCCGCTCGACATGACGGCCGATCCGCGCTGTCACCGGATCACGCTGAAATGGGGCGCGCAGGTCGGAAAGACCCAAGTGGCGCTCTGCGCGCAGGGTTACCGCATCGGGTTCAACCCGACCTCGCAGATCATGATGCAGCCGAGCCAGGGCGATCTGGACACCTGGCTGGAGACCAAGTTCAACCCGCTGGTCGACGAAAACGAGGACCTGGCCGCGCTGATCGCCAAGCCGCGGGCGCGCGACGGCGTGAACAACCGCCGCATGAAGAGCTACCCCGGCGGGTTCCTGATGTTTTCATGGTCTGGCAGCCCAAAGACGATGCGGGGCCGGTCGGCGCCCTTCATCGTGGCCGACGAAACCGACGGCTACGACCGGACCAATGAGGGACATCCTGTCGGGCTGCTATGGCAGCGCGCGGCCACCTTCGGCGATCAGCGGCTGCTTCTGGAGATCTCGACGCCCACGATCAAGGGGGCGAGCTATATCGACAGCGCCTATGAGCAGGGCGACCAACGGCGGTTTCATGTGCGCTGCCCGCATTGCGGGCATGAACAGGCGCTGGCCTGGTCGAATGTCGTCTGGTCGAAGGACGACGACGGCAACCATCTGCCCGAGACCGCCGGCTATCTCTGCGCCGGGCCGGGCTGCGGTACCGTCTGGTCGGACGGAGAGCGGGTGGCCGCGATCAGAACGGGGCGCTGGATCGCGCAGCGGCCGTTTCGCGGCCATGCCTCCTATCATCTGTCCGAGCTTTATTCCTGTTTCCGGCGGCTGCAGGACATCGTTCAGAGCTTTCTTGAAAAGAGGGCGGCGGGCGATCTGCAGACCTTCGTGAATGTCTCGCTGGCCGAAACCTGGGAGGAGGAAGGCGAACAGGTCGACGCCGAGGCGTTGATGGCCCGGGCGGAGACCTTCGCAGCGCCGGTGCCGCAGGGAGCGGCGGTGCTGACCGCGGGGGTCGACATGCAGCAGGACCGGCTGGAACTGGAAGTGGTCGGCTGGGGCCTGGGCGAGGAAAGCTGGTCTGTCGACTATCGCGTGCTCTGGGGCGATCCGCTGCGCGATGAGGTCTGGGAGGACCTCGACGCCGTGCTGGCCGAGACCTGGGCGCATGAGAGCGGGGCGCAGCTGGCGATTTCGGCGACATGCCTCGATACCGGCGGCGACAAGGGCCTTACATCGGCCGCCTATGACTATGCCGGCGGCAAGATCGGACGCAGGATCTTCGCAATCAAGGGGGTGGGGGGCTGGGGCCGACCGGTGGTGTCGGCGCCGACCAAGCGCAAGCGGCGCGGCAAGCCGGTGGTGCATCTCTTCGCGGTCGGGGTCGATGAGACCAAGTTGATCGTGTCGCGCCGCTTCGGCCTGCCCGACGAGGGGCCAGGCTACTGCCACATCCCCGACACGCGGGATCCGGAATGGTTCCGCCAGGCGACGGCGGAGGCGCTGCGGACCAGGCTCCTCCGCGGCTTCGCGGTGCGGGAGTGGCACAAGACGCGCGAACGCAACGAGGCGTTCGACATTCGTGGCTACGCCTATGCCGCGCTGAAGATCCTCAATCCCAACATCGCGCGGCTGGTCGAAGACCTGAGACCGGAGGATGCTGTGTCGGCGGCGGAGGGGACGGCGAGAGGCGATATCGGAAATCCGACTTCGGAAATCGCGCCAGAGGAAGCCGCGGCTCCGCCCCGCAAGACTGCGGGTCAGCGGGTCTGGCGTCCGAAGGGGAAATCGCGCCCGCGCTGAGCGGGAGAAAGCGGCATGCGTGCCCATGAGCGATACCTCATCACGACCGACAACTGGTTTTTCGCTGTGACCGGCGAGCGGCGGATCGTCGCGAATGCGGTGACTCGCATCTACGATGCGGATGCGAGCGGTCTGAGATCGTTCCTCGGGGATCGCCCGGCATGATCGAGCTTTTCCCATCGGAAATTCTGGCCGGCGTGACGTTCGGCTGGACGATCACGGACGCCGGACATCCGGCGCCGGACCACGTGCTGATTGCCTATCTGCGCGGCCCCGAAGCGATCGATCTGGCCGCTGTCGGAAATGGCGCGACGCATGTGTTCGGCGCGGCGGCCGGGGTCACGGCCGGTTGGACGCCGGGCCCCTATTTCTGGGCGGTGCGCGCGGTATCGGCCGACGGGACCGTCCAGATTGCCAATGGCCGTCTGCAGGTGCTGGCCGATATCGCGGCGCAGGCGGCGGGCTACGATCCCAAGACGCATGCCGAACGTGTCCTCGCCGCAATCGAGGCGGTGATCGAGGGCCGGGCGACCGTCGACCAGCAATTTTATATGATCAACAATCGCTCCATCTCGCGCACGCCGATTGCCGACCTTCTGAAGCTCCGGGCTCAGTACCGCGCAGAGGTGGCGCGCGAGCGCGCCGCTGCGGCGGGCCGGAGTATTCACCGGCTTTGCCGCGTAAGGTTCACCTGAGATGGGACGGTTCAGCCTGACCGAGCAGGGCGCCGCTGTTCAGAGATCGGCCCCGCGCCGGGTGGCGATGCGCATGTTCGATGCTGCGCGGACCGACCGGCTGACGGGGAATTGGCCGTCTTTTCCGCTGACCGCGGCCGAGATCGTCGACCGGCATCAGCGCATCCTGGTGGCGCGGTCGCGCGAGCAGGCGACGAACAACGATTACGGTCGCGCCTTCCTGCGGCTGTGCAGTCAGAATATCGTGGGGCCGCGAGGCGTGCAGCTGCAGGCGCAGGCGGCCGATCCGGACGGCACGCTCGACACCGGTGCGAATGACGCGATAGAGAACGCCTGGGCAGACTGGAGCCGGGCGGCCAATTGCGATGTGCGCGGCAAGCGGTCCCTGCGCGCGATCCAGCGGTCGCTGGTGCGCACGGCCGCGCGCGACGGCGAGTTCATGTTCCGCCTGGTCTTTGGCCGCAAAGCCGGACCCTGGGGTTATGCCCTGCAGGTGCTTGACCCGCAGCTCTGCCCTGTCGATTTCGACGAGGCCGGCCGGGCACGGGGCGGCAACTACATCCAACACGGCATCGAGTTCACCGAGCTCGGCCGGCCGGTCGCGTATTACTTCACCACCACGAAGCCGGAAGAGGCGGACTACAGCTATCGCGGCCGGTCCTATGTGCGGATTGCAGCAGGCGAGATCGTGCATGGGTTTCTCGACGATATCGAGGGGCAGGCGCGGGGTTTGCCGTGGATGGCGACGGCGCTGTGGCGGATGAAGAGGCACGAGAGCTTCGAAAAGGCGGCGCTGGTCAATGCCGAAGAGGGCGCGAAGAAGCAGGGATTCTTCGAATGGGAAGACGGCTACGGACCGCCACTGGACGACGACGGCGACATCGAGATTGAATCGGAGGCCGGCACCTATCACGAGCTGCCGGCGGGGGTGCGGTTCAAGGAATACAATCCCGCCTATCCCAACGGAGAATTCGCCCCTTTCTCCAAGTCGATGCTGCGCGGCGCGGCCGCTGGCCTGGGCGTCGCCTACAACAACTTCGCCCAGGACCTCGAGGGAGTGAATTTCAGCTCCATCCGCCAGGGAACGCTGGACGAGCGGGAGCACTGGAAAGAGCTGCAGGAATGGCTGATCGAGACGGCGATGCAGCCGATCTTCGATGCCTGGCTTCCGCGGGCGCTGCTTTCGGGACGGATCGTGCTGGCGAACGGACAGCCGCTGCCGGCGAACAAGATCGACAAGTTTCGTCACATCGAATGGCAGCCGCGGCGCTGGGACTGGATCGATCCGAATGCCGACATGAAGGCGGCAGTGGCGAGCAAGAACAACCTTTTGGCCAGCCCTGGCCAGATCATCCGCGACCGCGGCCGGGACCCGAGCACCGTCTATCGCGAGATCGCGCGGGACATCATGGACATGGAATCCGCCGGAATCCCGAGGGAGTACATCGCGCTGGCGATGGGACGGGCGGTGAGCGGGGCCGATGACGAAGGTCGAGACCAGAACGGGGGGCAGAATGATGAATAGCCGCGTGAATATTTCGGCGGTCGGGGACGTGTTTTTCCTCAAGGCGGCGGCAATGGGAAAATCGCAATCGCTGATCGGCCTGGCGCTGACCCGGGAGGTCACGGCCGAGCAGATCAATGCAGGCCAGGGCAGGGGACAGCGCGGGCTGCGCCGCCGCGCCGAGATCCGGCAGATCGACGAAGAGGCACGTACGGTCGAGCTGGCCTTTTCCAGCGAGGAGCCCGTCGAGCGCTGGTTCGGCACCGAGATCCTGAGCCACGATCCGGGTGCGATGCGCACCGACCGCCTGACAAACGGTGCGGCGCTGCTGCTGAACCACGACGTGAACGACCAGGTGGGGGTGGTGGAATCCGTCACGCTGGGCAGTGACCGGATCGCGCGGGCGACTGTGCGCTTCGGGAAATCGGGACGTGCAGATGAGGTGTTTCAGGACGTCCGCGATGGCATCCGGCGGCATGTGTCGGTCGGATATTTCATCCACGGGATCCGCGTCGAGCAGGAAGAGGGCGAGCCGGACAAGGTCACCTTGACCGACTGGGAGCCCTACGAGATCAGCATCGTCGCCGTTCCTGCCGACCCCACCGTAGGCGTCGGCCGCACCGCGGAAATCGCGCCAGAGGAAGCCGCGACGGGGGCTGCGGATACTGCCCCGGAAAGCGGCCAGAGGTCCGCGGGACAACAGAGCCACGAGGATGCAGGCATGAAGACAAAGATTCTCCGCGACGCCAAGGGCAACCTGGTTCGCGCCAAGGTGGACGACGACGGGAACATCGTCGAGGTTCTAGAGGTCCTCGAGCGGGCCGGCGAGGGCGAGCAGGCGATTGCCCAACGCGCCCGGGACGACGCGCAGCGGGCGATCGACGAGGCCAACGAACGCACCGCGCAGATCCTCGAGCTTGGCGAAACCTACGGCGCCGCGGACATGGCGGCCCGTGCGGTGCGGGAGGGGATGCCGGTCGCCGACTTCCAGCGCCAGTTGCTGGAGCGGATGAACCAGAGCCGCGGCGGCGGCCTGACCGGGCCGAACGACGAGCTGGGGCTGACCGAACGCGAAGCGCGGAACTTCAGCTTCAACCGTCTGATCCGGGCGCTGAGCGAGCCGGAGAGCCGGAGCCTGCGAGACGCGGCAGCGTTCGAGTTCGACGTTGTGAATTCGGCAGCTGAGCGCGCCGACCGCAGCCCGAAAGGCGTTCTGATCCCGATCGACGTGCTGAACCGGGCGATGACCACCGCAACGGACGGCGGTGGTGCGGGCGCGACTGGCGGGTATCTCATCGATACCGCATATCTCCAGAACAGCTTTATCGATCTTCTGCGCAATGCGATGGTGCTGATGCGCCTGGCCACGCCGATGGGCGGACTTGTCGGCAATGTCGAGATCCCGAAGAAGCTGAGTGGCACCTCTGCCTACTTCCTGGGTGAGGACGATGAGGCGACAATCAGTGCAATGGAACTGGGGCAGATCGGCATGACGCCGAAGACTGTCGCAGCGCTGGCCGAACTGACCCGGCGGCTGATCATGCAGAGCTCGCTCGATTCCGAGCTGATGACCCGGCGCGATCTGGCGACCGCAATCGCCTTGAAGCTGGATTGGGCGGGCTTCTACGGCCGGGGCACGGAAAACGAACCGCGCGGGATCAAGAACGCCAGCGGCATCAACACGGTCAATTTCGCCACCGCGGGTCAGCCGACCTTTGCCGAGCTGGTGAAGATGGAGACCGAGATCTCGGCCGACAACGCCAATGTCGATAGCATGGCCTATGTGTTCAACGCCCGGATGCGAGGCCATTGCAAGACGACCGAGAAATTCTCGGGCACCACCGGCGCAACGCTTTGGGAACAGGGCGGCACCGTGAACGGGTACAACACCGAGGTGACGAACCAGATCGCCACGGGTGACGTGTTCCACGGAAACTTCTCGGACGTGGTTCTGGGGATGTGGGGCGGGCTCGACCTGCAGGTCGACCCCTATACCCATTCGGCGCGCGGCCGTGTCCGGATCACTGCGTTCCAGGATGTCGATATCGTGCTCCGCCGGGTCGAAAGCATGTGCTACGGCGTCAAGCCGGCGTAAGGAGCAGAAATGTCGGATCGCATGATCGAGCTGAAAGCGACGAGCGGCTTTGCTGTCGACGGGGAGGTCGTCTCGCCGGGCCAGACTGCCGCCGTGCGGGAGGCGCTGGCCAAGGATCTGCTCCGCCGCGGAAAGGCGGAGCTGGTCACCCATCCGGCCGAGCCGGACCCTGCCCCCAAGTCCAAGCGCGCAGCGAAGAAAACCGCCGCGCCCGCACCGGCCACGCCGGACCCCGGCACAGATCCCGACGAGAAGGAATAGACCATGCGCGGCATCACATCCGTTTCCCTGCTTGCTGCAGTGACCCTGTCGGCCGACGGCCAGGGCGCCGCGGTTGATATTGCGGCATTTCACGGCTGGGGACTGCTGGTCCTGAATTCCAGCGCCACGGCCGCGGCCGACAATACCGCAGACGTCAAGCTGCAGCACAGCGACGACGGGGCGACCGGCTGGACAGATGTGCCGGACGGGGCGTTCGTACAGGTGACCAACGCGGCGGCGAGCCACCAGGTCAAGGGGCTCAACCTGTCGGAGCTGAAGAGGTACGTTCGGCTCGACTACGACCTCGGCGGCACCTCGCCCGAGGTGACCATATCGGCCGAGATCGTCGGCAAGCCGCAATACAGCTGATGCGATGCCCGCGCCCGACTGGGAGGACCTTGGCGATTTCCTGAACCTCGACGATTTCGCTATCGAGGCCGAGATCGCCTTTTCCGCCGGCGGGACGCGGACCATCCGCGCGATCTTCGACGATCCTTACGCCGCCCCGGCGCTGGGCGAACTGACGCTCGATAGCACCGGGCCGACCGTTTCGGGACGCGAAAGCGATTTTGCCGGCGTCGGCAGGGGCGACACGGTTACCGTCGCAGGTGCCCTCTATGATGTGCTTCAGGGGGCCGAGGGTGACGGGACCGGATGGGCAAGACTGCCGCTCGCCCCCCGGCATGGCGCCGCGACATGATCGGGCTGCACGTCGATGTCGCCGACCTGACCGCGCTGGGCGCGGAGTTCGGGGCGTCCGAGGCGCAGATCAGGGCGGCTGCCAATCGGGCGCTGGGCCGGACTGTCCGCGCGGTGCGCACGCGCGCCAGGACGAGCCTGCGCCTGCAGATGGGGCTGGCGGCTGCGAAATACCTCAAACGGCGGATCAGTGCTGTCCGGGCCCGTGGTGCGGGCGGGCTGGGTACCGCGGAGGTGTGGATCGGCCGCAACGACATGCTGCCGGAGGCGTTCAGGGGGCGACCGCGGCAGGGAGCCAGGGGCGTAACGGTGCGCGGAGACCTGTTTGAGGGCGCATTCCTGGCGCGCGACACGAATGGCGTCGTCCGCGTGTTCGAGCGCGTCGGCCGGGCGCGGCTCCCGATCGAGCGGGTCACTGTGCCGGTCGGTGACGAGATGAGCGAGATCCTCGAGGACCAGGTTTTCGATGAGGTGGCGGGCATCTTCTGGAAGAATTTCCGGGCAGAACTGCGGGCAAGGACGATTTATGGAGTAGGGGGGCGCTGATGGCGCGGACGGGCACGGAAATCTTCGAACCGGGATCGTTTCAGGGCGTGTTCTCGGTGCGCGCCAATGGTGGAACCGTAGCTTTGCAAATCGAGCACGACGACGGCGTTTGGGTCACGGTTCAGGTCTTCGACGCCGACGGTGGTGGCACTATCGACTCGGCCGCCTCGGCCAGGGTGCGGATTGTTCCGAGCGGTGGGGCGACGTGGGAGGTGCATGTTTGATTACTGGCCTCATCCGCGCGCAAATTGTACGGCCGACGCTGGGCGTCCGCGGCTTGGTTTTGGTGGGCGGCACCGATATAGCTCCGCCGATTTCTTTCATCACCGCCACCCGCGCGCCAAGCATCACCGGACCACTCCTCCACGGTACCCCGCTTGATGGGTCCGTGATAGATACCGGTGCTTACATGAGCGCGGCGGGGAATGCCTCGATTACCTCGACTGAAATCGATCCTGGCGATGGGGTCTACCAGACGTGGGGCGGAACGGAGACAGCCGTCTATCCCGGCCCGGTACGCCTGCGTGTGACAGTCGGCGATGACGCTGGCAGCGATCCGCGCGTGTTCTCTGCGGCGCCTGCTGCGGTTGCGGGCACAGCACCCGTGGCGATCGTGGCCCCGGCCTTCGACGATGTCAGGCCGCTGGCAGACCAGATCGTCACCCTGACCGCCGGCACCTATTCGGGTGCGCCTGCCCCACAGATCACCCGGGGCTGGTCGCTTGGCGGGTCGGACGTGTCGGGCGATGTGACGGATAACGGCGACGGCACCTACAGCTATACCATTCCGACCGGTACGGCGGCGGGGACCGTTCTGACGGTGACGGAAACCGCGGCCAACGGCATGTCTCCGGACGCCACGCAAACGGCTGAGGCGACAATACTCGCCGTCGGAACCGACCCGGCGATCCTCTACGGCGAGACCACCGAATACGAAACGCAGATGGAGATCGACCCCGCGTCGGGTGATGTCGATCTGGCCGTCGTCGTGGATGGCGTGATCCTGTATTCCGGTACGCTGACGCAGGCGCAATATGAGGCGACGTCGTTCAACCTCGTGCCGCCCATGATTTCCGGGTTCCCGGCGTCGGGTGAAACGCTCACCTGCGCGCCCGGCCTGTGGCTGATCGATCCCGATGCGGGACTCTCCGCCACCTATCAGTGGTATCGGGGCGGGGTGGCCATCGCGGGCGCGACAGCGGTGACGCATGACATCGTCTCGGCGGACCTGGGCGCGACGATCACCTGCCGCGAGACGGTCGGGGCCGCCTACGTCGAGACCAACGCCATTTCCAGCGGCACGTCAGTCTCGGATGATTTTTCCGGGTACGCTCCGGCAGAAAACATCCTCGGAAGCGCGGCGTGGGAACTGCAATTCCGGCGATACGCAGATACTTTTACTGGAACCGGAAGCGCAGCAACCCTGGGCGGCGGCTTGGCCAACGACGTCGGTATTGTTCGACACACGCAAGCCTTGGATGACGATCAATACGCACAGGCGACTATTGCCGCCTATCCGGCGGCTCCTGCGGCGTCGATTTTTGGGCCGGCCGTGCGCATGTCCGACGGGACGACACGCGGCAATGCCTATGTCGCCAGCATCGTGGCTCACCTCGGAACCTACGGCGAGATCCGTATCGAGCGGAGGGTCGATGAGGCGGCTACTTTCATCAGTGCGGCAAATTACGTGCTGACCTCCCCGCTCA